TTAGCCATAAATGGCGAGAAAGATATTGAGTATGGACTACAGCTCACTAAGAGGGCAAAAGAGCTTATAGAGGGTTTCTGCACGGCTAAAACAGGTGGTACGATTTGGGATTTGGATTATTACCATTTCAAGCATGAGACTACACCATATGACTTAGTTAACCACTATTTTGATTTATTTCTGATGGAAGCCCACTATAAGTTTGAGAGCTTTATGATTTACATGGAAAAAAATCGTCCACCATGGGAAAGATTTTATTTGCCGAGGAGAAATCCGTTAAGCAAAGTCGCACAGCTTATTCAAGATTTGTACGATGATAAACTTGATGAGGGCATGGTATTCTGCCCCGGACGTATCGGAAAGACTCAAATTGTTAAAATGGGTAATTTGTGGTTTGGCTCAAACAGACCCGAGAGGTCAAATCTATATTCGGCATATTCCGACAAGATAACCGGAGGATTTTACGATGGAACATTAGAAATGGTAAATGACCCAACGTACACCTACAAAGATATTTACCCTAAAATTGTAGAGAAAAAAGCTATCACAGACGGAAAAGACCTTACAATAGACTTCTTGCGTAAAAAAACATACCCAACATTTACCATGCGCTCTATATACGGAACACTGAACGGAGCGTGTGACTGTGACGGCTTGGGAGTATATGACGATTTATTTAGTGGTATTGATGAAGCATTAAGCGAAGATAGACAGGCTACAGTTTGGGGAAAGTTTGATAATAACTTTATGCCGAGAATTAAGCCCGGCAAAGCAAAGTTGCTAGGAATAGGCACGAGATGGGCACCGAAAGATGTTCAAGGACGCAGATTAGAATTGCTTGCAAATAATCCTGAATATAAAAATATACGTCATAGAGAGGTTATAATTCCGGCACTCAATGAAAACAATGAGAGCAATTTTGATTATCCCTACAAATTAGGATATTCCACATTAGATTATAAGCGCAGAATGGCTTCATTTGAAGATAATGACGATATGGCTTCATGGTTCGCTCAATATCAGCAAGAGCCGATAGAAAGAAAAGGTCAGATGTTCAATATTGATAACATGAACTTTTTTGACCCGGCAGAAATTGAGGGAATAAGACCTGATAGGATTTTTTCGGCAAACGACCCGGCATATGGTGGTGGAGACTTTGTGTCAATGCCGATTTGCTATGAAATTGAAAAGGAATACTATATCGTGGATGTTGTGTATAACGATGGCGATAAGGATATAACAATTCCCGAAGTAACAAGCAGAATGGAAAGTCACTTAGATAAATTTCCGAATAAAACAGCAGAGGTACATTTTGAGGAAACAAAAACAACATCTGCCTATCGTTTGGAGTGCGAGAAAGCATGGAAGAAAGATTGCTACCCGATATTGACAAGCCATGACCCGGCAGATAACAAAACTGCAAAAATGGACAGAATTAAAAATCATGCGCCGGATATAAGAAAACTGCATTTCATAAAACTTGAAAGACAAACTAAGGAATACAAAAAATATTTTCAAAACGTTCTTTCTTGCACATATGAGGGCAAGATGAAACATGATGATGGTGTAGATTCTACTGCACAGTTGTGCGACATGATTTTTAGGGAAAAGCGGATAGCAAAGGTTGAAGCAGTACACAATCCGTTCAGAGGAGGGCTTTATTAATGACAAAGGAAGTTTTATCACAGTATTCAGACTTGCAAGAGGAAATCAAAGAGGTTAGAAAGAAAATTGCTAAATTGCAAGATGACCTTGAAAAGATAGAAAACGGAGAAAGTGTGATTGATACTGTATCAGGAGGCATGGGTGGCACACAGCACTTCAAAATCGAGGGCGTGCCATACCCTGAATACGGACGCAAGCGCACATTATTATACTCAAGAATGACTACGTTACAGCTTTTACAAGACGATTTGCTTGAAAAAACAAACGATGTAGAGGAATTTATAGCAAGCCTTGATGATAGCAGAATGAGAAGAATAATTAATTTTAGATTTTTGGAAAATAAATCATGGCTGCAGACAGCATATGCGCTTGGCGGTAAAGCCACGGCGGATAGCGTAAGAATGGAGTTTGAAAGATTTTTTAAGAAAATGTAAGTTTGTTCGTTCGGTTCGCTTAGAATGTGATAATGTGTAAGATGAAAAAAATGTAATTCGTTCATTGCGTAAAATCTCTTTTAGAAATGGCACTCACAGATTGTGGGTGCCGTTTTTAGTGAATCGAGGGTGACATGAATAATCAGAATATTGTACCAACAGGAAAACGAAGTGTAATGTGCCCTCGTTGCGGAAAGCTATTAACGTGGGTAAATAAAAGCGATAAGAAGCACCACAAAGTAATGTGTACGCACTGCCGTAAATGGATATGGTTTTGGGCTGGCACACAAGAATTTGAGATAAAAGAGGTTCCACAGAGAACTTCTGCAAGTGGCATGAGGTTTTATTGATGTATAGGTACGCACATAAAAATGTAAGACCTTTTTCGGCTGTCTGTCAGAATAATTACGGCAGACAAGTTATTTTCACACGCAAAAGGCAAATCACAAAAAACAACATAATCGAAGAACTGAATAAAGCACTTGTGATTCACGAGCAAAACGCTATTGAGATTGAGTATCTTGACAGATACTATCGTGGTGACCAACCGATTTTGTATCGGCAGAAAGTGAACCGCCCGGAAATCAATAACAAGATTGCTGTAAATCTTGCGTATGAGCTTGTCGAGCGTAAAACCGCAGAGATGTGTGCCGAGCCAATCCAATATGTGCTGCGTGGCACTGATAACCATAAGTCGGAAGAAATCACACAGCTTAACATCACAATGGACTCTGAAAGTAAACAAGAGTGCGACATAGACATACATCGTTGGAGAAGCATATGCGGTACCGGCTACAGATTCATCGGTAATGATGACGGACAAGGGCAGTTGCTTGATGAGAGCGATTTTTCTTTATCGTCTGAAAATCCGATGTATACGTTTGTTGTGTACTACTCAAACGGACGTCCAGCATTCTCTTGTCAAATCGGAGAGGACGAGAACGGAGCAGATATTTATTATGTGTTCACCGACAATGAGTGGTTCGATATTCGCAACGACAAGATTTATGCAAGTGGAATAAACGGAAACAGAGCAATTCCGGTCATTGAATATCCAAACAATGCAAGGCGGTTATCTGATATCGAAATGACTATTGCAATTACAGACGCTATTAACGTGCTTACATCGGACAGAATTAATGGTGTCGAGCAGTTTGTGTCTGCATGGGTGAAATTCGTTAATTGCGAGATTGACATAGATACATTCAGAAAAATGCGACAAGAGGGAGCATTGGTAGTTAAATCTAACAATGGTTCAGACAACAAGGCTGATGTCGATGTAATGACAAGCGAGCTTAATCAGACAGAGGGACAGGTGGTATTTACTGACCTTTTTGAAAGATTTTTGAGTATTCAAGGCCTTGCAAATCGTCAGGGCAACACAGGCGGTGACACCGGTTCTGCTGTAGAATTGAGAAACGGACATTACGATGCCGGACTTAGGACGGCTATTAATGAGCCTATTCTTAAGAAATCAGAGAGAATGGCACTTAGGCTTATTCTTAACAGATTGAGAATAAACAAGGGCTTTACGCTTATGCCTAGCGATGTTGAGATACACATTAATCATAATAAGCTAGACAACATGCTTGTTAAAGCAGAAGTGCTTGAAATATTACTTAGGTGCGGTATTAACTACAAGAGGGCTGTCAAGACGATTGATATGTTTAGCGACCCTGAACAAGTCACTCTTGAAAGCGCTAAGCGTATGGAAATGCTATTCCCGGAAGAACAGCCGACAACAGCTACACCTAACAACAATAATGATGATAAGAACAATGGAAAGACAGCCGATGAATAATTGGCTGTCAATTTATTTTGGAGCTTGATATGGCAGACGAAATCCACGCACTTAACAAAAATGAAATACAAGACATAGATTATGATACATATTTTGGTGAGATGGATTTATCTGACGAGGAAAAGGAAGATAGAAAAAAACTTGCTGAAAAGTTTGAAAAAATCTTTGTTATGCTATTTGCCTTGTTATCCGGCAAGGAAGAAACAGAGATAACAACTATCACTAAAGAATTTATTATCAGATATGAGAGCATTGCCACACAGTATTGTAAGGCAAAGAAAACACCCTCATACATTACAGACTATGCTCGGTACATTGTGAATGAGGTAGTTGACGCTACCACGCAAAATACTGACGTAGAGTATTTTACTTCACAAAAGCGGGCAAAAAATGTAGCTGCGAATGAAGCTAATGCAGTCGGCAATTACAGATTGCAAACTGATATGGTGAAACAGGGCTACAAAACAAAAGAGTGGCGCTCAAAAGAAGATTCACATGTCAGACCTACACATGCAGAAGTTGATAGAAAGAGAATTGATATTTTTGAGCCGTTTGAAGTCGGAAACTCACTTATGATGTTTCCAAAAGACCATTCTTTAGGGGCACAAGTAAAAGAAATAGCAGGGTGTAGATGCAGTCTTAAATATTACAAATAATGAGCAACTTGTAAGGAAAACTTATAGGTTGCTTTTTATTATACAAAAAATTTGCAGCTGTGCGTTAAACAACAGAAAAACTCGGCGGGAGCGACCCGCGATAACAAAAGCGTGAGTTACGGAGGTAATTGAAATGACAAGAAATGATGTTTTGAAGCTTTTTCCGGACGCAACGGATGAGCAGATAACAAATCTGCTGAACAAGAGCGGTGAGGAAATGGCAAGAGAGAAAGAGAAAGCCAATCAGTATAAGGCTAAAGCAGACAAAGCTGACGAGCTACAGACACAGCTTGATGAGCTACAGAATGGCAACATGACGGAGCTTGAAAAGGCAAATAAAGCCTTAGAGACAGCCAATCAGCAGATTGCCAAGCTACAGAAAGATAATGCTGTCAGAGATTTACGAGAGAGTGCAATGTCTGATTTTGGCATTACTGCTGAACAGGCAAAGACAGTAGTAAAAGAGGATGGCTCTTTTGATACAACATCACTTGGCAAGATTATTTCCGACATGAAAGCCAATGCAATCGCAGAGTATGAGAAAAATGCACTCAACAATACTCCGAATCCAAGCAATGGCGGTAACAATAATGAACCCGACTCAAAGCCAGCAGATGTAGCCAATGCAGAACAAATCTCATTCGGTACAGTTGCAAGTGCTGAAAGTCAAAACAGCTATGTAATTTAAAACAGGAGGTAGAACGATGGGAAAGCCAATCGTAAGAGACTTTACACAGGGTAAAGGAATTTTAAAATTTTTCCCTTATGAGGGCGCAGCGTGTCTTGTGCCACAGACTATGGTAACAAGCGCAGATACAAACGGAATGAAGATTGTACCGGCCGGTACGCCATTTCCAAGCAATGACGCAGAGTGCAAGGGCTATCTGTTACACGATGTAGATGTAACAATGGGTGAAGCACCTGGAACATATGTATATCAGGGAACTATTGATTGGGAGAAAGTTAAGTCACTTTCAATCGCAGATGAAGCTAGAACTGCAACACCTAGAGTTACTTTCTATGGCGCACCAAAGATTGTAGCAAGTCAGGTTTAAAAGGAGGTAGAAGAACATGGCATTACCATTAGCAGAAGCATTTACAGCGAGAAGCCTCGGTGTAATGTGGAACAATTATCAGAAGACATTAGGAACTGCCCCTTATCTTGGCAGACAGAAATTTGGAACACGTAAACAGGACTCACTCGACCTTAGATTTATCAAGGGCAAGAACGGACTGCCGGTATCGCTCAAAGCTTCAAACTTTGACGCACAGGCAGAGTTAAGAGATGTTGGAGGTTTCTCTGACATTCAGAACTCAATGCCATTTTATCGTGAGTCTTATATGGTAACGGAGAAAGAGGAACAGGAGTATGACAATTACAGAACTTCTGAAAACTCTAGCCTTGCCAATAACGTATTACGCGAAATCTCAAAGAAGCCAATGAACCTTATTGAGGGCGCATTAGTTGTACCGGAGAGACAGATTTGGCAGTTACTTGCACCTACAGATGGTGTACCAAGAGTAAAAGTAACTATTGGCGACAAACCTTTTTACATTGACTATCTTGCAGATAATGAGAAATCAGAACATACAGCAACGCATTACAAGACTTTTACAGGCACAAGTGCATGGGACAAGTCGGCTACAGCCACACCACTTGACGACCTTATTAAGACTAAAAGAGATTTCTCAAAGGCTACAGGCTACTCACTTACACGTTTTACCATGAATACAGAGACTTGGGAAATGGTTCTCGGAGCAGAGGATACAAAGAAACAGGTACTCGGTATCACTGCTTACAATGGCGGCATCAGATTACAGCAAGGACAGGTTACTGAATACCTTAGAGGATATGGTATCGAGATTGAAGTATACGATAAGCTCTATGTTGATGAGTCAGGACAGACACAGTACTTTGTACCAACAGGCATTGTATCTGCGCAGTCCGCCGGAGTATTCCTTGGCGATTACACATTTGGTAAGACACCAGAGGAAAGAAGCGGAAGTATCACAGACGGAAACCTCTCACTTGTTGAGACCGGTGTATCTGTATACACATATGCTACAAATCATCCTATCAATACTCACTGTATCGTATCTATGATTGGATTACCTACATTCGAGGGTATGGATAGCGTTATGGTTCTCAAAGTTAAGGAGGATTAAGGCTTATGATAGCAACGCACTCTATAAAGCATGATGGAGTGTGGTATAAAGTCGGAGATGAGGTGCCGGAAAGCAATAGCAATTCGGTGCCTTCTGATTTTATGGACCCACCTGAAATACCATACACAAAGACAGAAATTAACAGAATGTCAACAGCCGACCTAAAGAAGCTTGCGAGCGAAAATGGCATTGAAAATGCCACAGAAATAAATGGCAGCGACTTGAAGAAAATGTTAATTGAAAAGTTTGGATTATAAGGAGCTTGGCATGGAATACACCACATTAGAGCAAGTCAAAATCAGACTTAAACAATATCATATCGAAACTGTCACAAACGATGATGATACAACATCTGATGTGGTTGTATTCGATAAAAAGGAAGATAACCCACTCATTGAGCAGCTCATTAAGCAAGCTACGGAAGATGTAAAAGCAAAAAGGTGTTATCCGGACACTTTTACTGATGATGATATAACTGCCGATTTAAAGCAGTTTGAAAATGTCGTTATCAATCTTGCTGTCTACGACCATTCACAAGCCGGTGAGAACTACATGAGCGCATTGAGTGAGGGCGGAGTGAGCCGTACATGGAAAGACAGAGATAAGCTGTTTGTCGGAGTTTTTCCTTTTGTCAAAGTGCTATAAGCAAAAGAAGATTGTGCGTTACCATTTTACTGATGTCGGTAACATGGTAGCAGGCGGTACACATTAAGTGGTGGTGGGCGGTGTGCCAATTACCAAAGATGAAAGGCTGTAAGATGAATAATTTAATCTATCAGACATATATTATTGCCTTGCCAATTGTTCTGACAGCACTTTTGGGTTATATTGTTTGGCTTTTGCAAGAGCAGAAAAAGCAAAAAGCAATAGACACAAAAGAAAGAAACGAGCGCATTGAGGAAGAAAAGAAGCTACGACAAGCGAACGGAAAAGGTACAATGCTACTTTTACGAGTACAGCTTATCGAATACCATGATAAGTACATGAAGCTTGGCGAAATACCCTCATATGCGTATCAGAATTTTTGCGAGATGTATGACGCATACCACGCACTCGGTGGTAATGGCATGGTAACAAAAATGAAAAATGAGATTGAGGAAATCCATTTAGGTAAAGGAGGGAAAAACTGATGGACTTTACACAAGTACCTACAGTAGTTGCCATTATGGTAATTACTTATTTAATCGGATATGCTTCAAAGCAGATACCACAGGTTAAGGATAATATTATTCCTATTATCGTAGGTGTAGCCGGTGGAGTACTCGGTATCGTTGGGATGTTTGTAATTCCCGGTTATCCGGCGGACAACATCCTTGATGCAATAGCAGTTGGCATTGTGTCGGGCATGGCAAGTACCGGTGTTAATCAGATTTACAAGCAGATAAAGAAAAATGCTTGACATTAATAAACAGGCCATGAAATACGCGCTTCAAGGTCAAACAGTCACAGTCTACGAAAAAGACGAGGACGGAAATCTAAAGTTTTACGAAACAGAGGACGGAGAAAAGATATACTACACGCACGAAGAAACAGGCTTTTCGGAGCCTGTTGATTTTCGGGCAAATATATCGTTTGACGGAGGAGAAGCACAGAACAAGGAATATGGCTTTAATACGGCTGATTTTGATGCTGTTTTGCTGACAGACAGAGGAGAATACCCTTTTAAAAAAGGTGATGTTATTTGGCTTGATAGTGAGCCTACAAAGGACGAAAACGGATTAGTTGATTCAACTTCCGCAGACTTTACGATAGTGGGAGTAAAACCCTCCCTCTATTCAGTTAAATACATGCTCAAAGCAGTTGTGAAAGAAGTGCAATTATGAAGATTGACGTTTCTCTGACAGAAAAATCTATACAAGATGCAATAGACAAGCTTGAAAGATACAAAGACCGCTTACAAGACAAGTGCATAGCGTTTGTTGGAGAGCTTGCTAGTAATGGCATTGCTGTAGCGCAAGCAAATACAGGCAATTTCGGACACTATATTACATTTAGTTACGAAATTAAAGATACAACAGACGGCTGTACGGCTATTGTGCTTGCTACCGAAACAGGGCAGATACAAAGCACATGGCAAACGGCAGACGGACTTAAGACAGTTGATGTATCGCCTTTGCTTATGGCTGAATACGGCTCAGGTTGGAAAGCTAAACCACATTTCAATGATGCAAGAGGTGGTCAGGGAACTTTCCCGGGGCAGACACACGCATTCGATAGTGAGGGCTGGTATTGGAGAGACGAAAGCGGAGAATTACACCATTCATACGGCATTACACCTACAATGCCGATGTATCACGCGTTTGTAGAAATGGAAAATGACATTATGAGAACGGCACGGAAAATTTTTTAGCGAGGTGATAAAGTGGCAAGTCAAAATCAATGGGTTTATGACCTTGAAAATCTCACATATGCGATTGTAAAAACCCGATGTGAGAAAAAATTGAAAACTAAATATCCCAAGCTAAAATTCACACAAGAGGAACAGTCGGACAGTGCGGCGGCTAGTTTCCCAACAGTGCTAGTTCAAGCACTCGAACCTATTGAACAGAATGAGGATTTAGAGGGCAGAAGAACAAATACAGTGTTATTTACGGCACAAGTAACTGTTACAACGAATAAAAGCCGTTCGGAAGCCTTGAATGTGGCGCAGACAGTGGCTGATGAGTACAAAGCTATGTCATTTAAGTTAGTGCCAGCCCCATTCGCTAGAAAAAACGGCAAATTATGGACAGCAACATTACGTGCTAGGCGGTCATTCGACTGGAACGATAGATTGTAAGAGCCTTTTGGCTCTTATTTTTTTTATGAAAAATTAGGAGGTAATAAAAATGGCAACAGGATTAAAAAGTAGAATTGCTTACAAGACACCAACCGCGTCTGCCGCAAGTGGCGATTATTGGGCTGGAACTTACAAGCTCTTAATCAGAGCTAAAACAATTCCCTCACCATTCGGCTCACAGAACATGGTAGATACTTCAACTCTTGAAGATTTAGTAGAGACACAGGAAATGGGTAGACGTTCAGCTGGCTCTATGGAAGTTGAGGGAGCTTTTGAGAAAAAGTACAAAGACGAGATGGTAGCCAACGAGGGTAAGAAGCTCGACTTCATCATTCTCTATGGTACAGACGGAAAAGGTTCAGAGGGTATCTGCGCTTTTATCGGTCAAGAGTCATTCGCCCCAGGTGAGGCTTCTGGTGACCACTTAACAGGAACTGCGACTGTATCAGTTCAGACAGTACCTAAGTGGATTGAGGATAACTACGATGTTGCGGTAACAGAGGATGACCAAGGTTATCCAACATCAATCACACTCACAAAAAAAGGGTGAGCCAATCGGAAAAAGCCGTAGCGGTTGGCTATGATGATAGCACGGCTGACAGCGAACTTGAAGAAACAATATAGCAAGGTAATTGAGGCAGTGTTAAAACTGCCTCTTTCCCTATATAAATTAGGGAGAAAGGGAAAGATAAAATGAAAATTAAATTAAGTGGAAAAGAGTATACAGTTAAATTCGGATATGCACCGGTAGTTAAGAATAAAATTATCCCAAGGCTCGTAGGAATGGAGCAACAGGGTGAGGGACTTGAAGTCATTGACAACATGCTTGAGTTTTTACCGGAGTTTTTACTCGTAGGCTTGCAGAAATTCCATGCTGACGAATTTGGCTTTGATTTTGACAATAAAGAAGCAAAAGAGAAACAGCTTGTAAAGGTATACGATTTACTTGACGATTACCTTGACCCGGAGAATGAAGAGGGTGGAGATTTACAATCGCTCTACAATGATTTGTCGGCTGAAATGGAGAAAAACAGTTTTTTATCGAAGATGCTGGCGAAAGAGGTACAGACAGCCAAGAAGAAACCAATCAAGAAGTAAAAGAACTTACATGGGAAGTATATTGTAACGAAATCCGCCCATATTGGCTTTTAGCGACTAAAGGCTATGGATTTAGTGTTGAGGACATAGATATGTCTTGTCCGGCTGATTTAGAGCCTTATTCAAAGGCTTATATGCTCGAGCAAAAAGAAGCTGACTCTAACATGTGGGCTTGGTGGGGCACATACGGATTAAGTGCAACTCTTACAGCTATCGACAGAGCCTTAAATGGCAACAAAGCAAGAGCGAAATACATTGAAAAATCATTAAATGAGCAGTACTCAGAAGATAACGAGCCTAAATACAAAGAGTCTAATGAGGAAATTGCCGTTTATGAAATGAACCAACGAATTAACGCATTAAGACAGTCGGGATTACCTGAAAGTCCTGATTAATGAGGTGAAAATATGGCATATAAAGGAATTGACGTATCGTCATATCAAGGAAATATTGATTGGAGTAAGGTCAAGTGGGCTGGGGTGCAATTTGCAATCCTAAAAGTAATCCGCAAAGACCTTAATCCGGATAAAACCTTTGAGCAAAATTGGAAAGGCTGTACTGATGTAGGAATGCCGATACAAGGTGTTTATAACTACTCATACGCTACAACAGTAGATAAGGCAAAGACGGATGCAAATAAGGTCATTCAGACACTTAACGGAAGAAAAACCTTTGTTTGGTTAGATGTTGAAGATAAATGCCAGCAAGGGCTCGGACAGACACTTATTGACATAATTAACGCATATCAGAGTGTTATCAAGAGTGCCGGGCTTAACTTTGGTGTATACACAGGGCTTAGCTTTTATAATCAGTATATTGCGCCATACGCAAATCAGATTAATTGTCCGTTTTGGATAGCACGTTATCCGTCAACTAAGGGAATGTCTATTGGTGATGAGCCTAATAGTGCAAAGAAGCCTGTTATTCAACATCCTCTGTACGGTTGGCAGTATTCAAGTGCATTTACTTGTAGCGGTCTGAATAACAGCACAGATGCTAACTTACTATACATTGAGCTTAATAAGGGTGATGGAATAGAAAATAATCCGGCACCAATAGCAACTCCGGCAAAGGATAACGCTTGGAAAGGCAATGAGGAATATTACCTCAATAATGATGATGTAAGAAAATGGCAGCACGCCATGAACATCGGATTTGACACAGACGAGCTTAAGGAAGATGGCAAGTTTGGAGCTAATTCACAGAGATTTGCTAAAAATCACAATCTGTGGAGCGGTCAGATTCACGATTGCCCGACAGCCATTAAGTGGCTGAGAAAAACTCTGCATGACAAGTACCATTTTTACAAACTTGATACTGATTACAAAGAGTGGAGTGATTACCTCACTAAATGTGTCATGGTATTTCAAAAGAATAGAGGACTTAAGCAAGATGGCTATGTTGGATTGATTACAACATACTATCTGCTCAAAGGATAAATACATGAGAGCTACTTTAGGGTAGCTCTTTTTTATTACAGGGAGGTGAGAAAATGGCAGAGAGCATTGAGCTTCAAATCAAGTCGGACGCACAGCAAGCGACAAAAGCCATAGGCAATTTACAAGCTAAGCTGCAAGGACTTGGAAGTACTCTCAATTCCCTCAATGGTGCAAGCATAAGCAATTTTGCGAGCGGAATGTCACAACTTGCAACATCACTTAGAAGCGTGAGCAGTATTGACACTCGTACCTTTAGCAAGATTGCAACTAACATGGAGAAACTCGGCAACCTTGATACTGCAAGACTTGTCAGCTCGGCAAGTGCCTTAAAGAGCATGGCAACAGAATTGTCGGGCTTTGCGAATATCTCAAAGCAATCAGCAGAGATTACACAGCTAACGGCTTCAATCTCAAAGCTCGGTTCAAAATCAGCCGGTTATGCTGCGGATAACATAAGAAACCTTGGTAGTGCCTTAAAAGAGGTAATGACAACATTATCTAACGCACCGAGAGTCAGCAACAACATTATTCAAATGACTAATGCACTTGCTAATCTGTCACAGCAAGGCTCAAAAGTCGGTTCGGCTAGTAGGTCGCTCATAACAGGCTTTTCAAACACAACTAAGTCAATTAAGAGTACAAGAAGTGGATTCAGGGGCTTAGCTTCAACTATCGGTAAGTTTTATGCAACTTATTGGATGGTTATGCGAGCTGTAGGAAAAATAGGCAGTGCAGTTGATTTAGCAAGCCAACTAACCGAGGTTCAAAACGTAGTAGATACCACGTTTGGTGACATGGCAAGCAAAGTTGATGATTTTACAAAAACATCAATTCAAGACTTCGGAATGTCTGAACTGACGGTTAAGCAAATATCAAGCCGATTCCAAGCACTGGGTACTTCTGTAGGCATTACATCACAGCAAGTGGCGAATGGTACGGCAGTGGCAAATAAAGCTCTTATGAGCCAAAATAACACGCTATACAAGACTACAGACAGTATGGCTGATATGTCGCTTAATCTTACAAGATTAGCTGGTGATATGGCTTCATTCTACGATGTAGACCAAGCTGATGTTGCAAAGAGCTTACAATCCATTTTTTCGGGAACAATCGCACCATTAAGGAGATACGGACTTGATTTAACACAGGCCACGCTTTCAGAGTGGGCTATGAAAAACGGACTTGACGCAAATATCAAGTCAATGACGCAAGCCGAAAAGGTGTTGCTAAGATATAATTATGTCATGGCAAATACGCAAGCTGCGCAAGGCGATTTTGCTAAGACCGCCAACACTTGGGCTAACAGTGTAAGAGTCCTTAAGCAAGAGCTCCAAGCATGGGGCAGTATCATAGGTAGCGTAATAATCAATGCTCTAAAGCCGTTTGTTCAAGCCTTAAGTAAAGTAATGCTCAAGGTTATCAGCTTTACAAGAACTGTAGCTGACGCACTCGGAGCAATCTTCGGATGGACTATCGAGATAAGCGGTGGCGGTGCTACTGTTGACGGCATGGAGGACATAGCTGACGGAGTTGGCGATATTGGCGATAATGCTGATAGTTCTAATAAGAAAGCCCAAAAACTGAAAAAGACACTGCTTAGCATAGATGAGATACACGCACTTGACGATAACAGCGATAGTGGCAGTGGTGGGGGTTCGGGCAGTGGCGGTTCAGGTGGCGGTGGAGCTGGCGGTGGTGTTGATAGCTCGCTGAAAAAGACCGATGGATTGCTTGAAAAATACAAATCATCAATCAAAGACCTTTACTCGCTCGGAAAGTACATCGGTGATGCTCTTGCAAGTGCTATGGAGAGCATTGATTGGCAGAAAATTTATCGGAAAGCTGACAACTTCGGAAAAGGACTTGCAGACTTCCTTAATGGTTTAATCAGCCCAAGACTCTTTTATGACCTAGGCGCAACAATAGCCGGTTCACTGAATACAGCTTTACATTTCCTCAATTCATTCGGTACAACATTCGACTGGACTAATTTTGGCTTGTCGATTGCTAACGGCATTAATGGATTCTTTAAGAATTTTGATTTTGCGTTACTGGCAAAAACTATTAATGCATGGGTACAAGGAATATACACCATGCTAACCACGGCAATTAAAAATGTGTCGTGGAAAGACGTACTCAAAGGAATTACGGACTTTTTAAGCAATTTGGACATTAAAACTGTTGAGATAATAGTTGGCACATTGCTGATAAAAAAGATAATTTCGCTAAAATTAGGTTCAGTGGCACTCGCTTTTATTGGAAAATCATTATCAAAAGCGATAGCACAGGCAATAGCTTCAAAAATTGGATTTGAGCTTGTAGAAGGAGCTGGTATTGGAACGGCAATAATGCAAGCATTTAAAACGATTTTCGCCTCATTGTCAACAAACCTCGGACTACTTATAGAGGGATTATTCAGTGGTTTAAGTTTGGGTGATGCAATAACGGCTGCATTCGGAACAGGGGCAGTAGACCTATTAGCAACAATCGGTTCTGCTTTTTCGGCAATAGCCGGAACAATTTTATCTATTGTAAATTTTGTCAAAATGTTAAAAGACGGATTTAGCTGGGTGAATGAACTTTTAATGGTGATAGGTGTCGCATTGGCTACAA